CTGATTAATTAATGCTATGACTTTATCTAAAGACCATTCATCAAAATCTAATTTCTCAAACTCTCTTTCAGTAATCTCTATGTCTTTTAAATAATCCATATCCTTACATACATTTCTTTGGATCTTTTCTTTAGCAGCAGACTCATCAAGAATAGCACTAAGAACATTAAATACTTTAGATAATGTTTTTGCATTTATAGATGACTTATCCTCTAAATGTTTTACAAAACTTTTGATTGAGTCTTTGTCAATAAGTCTAGCGTCTTGATTTTTAAAGTAAGGTAAGATGTGAGTTCTAGCAAAACTTTCATAATCTCTAATACAACTTTTAGAGGGTTTACCATATTGCTGCTCTTTATAAACCTGGCGATCTAACCATAATTGATGAGCTTCTTCTGTACTCCAATAATCAAAATCAAGAATCTTAAAACCATCCTTTTCAACTTTTTTAATAACTAAAGGTTTAAGAGTTTTCTTCTTACCTCTTGTTATAAATTTAACTTTATTGTCAGCACCTTTGTATTGAAAACGATATTTAGTTTTGCCATCAATTTGTACTGACGATATATTATTGTACTCTAGTTTTTCTTTAGACATTATGCTCTCCCTCTTTTAATTGATTGTAGTATTGGTCTTTTGCTTTTTCAAGACCACTTACTAAATCATCAAACATTATAGACCAACCAACAGATATTTGATTTGTAGCTTTTAAATTTTTTAAATCTTCAAGCATACCATTACTAGCAGAAATAACTGCTTGTGTTTCTTTTTGTGTTAGTTCTAATTTCATTATACTCTCTCCTCTTTTAATTTAGTAAATAGTTTTTCTAGTGCCGCAAATTTAGGTGTGTCTTTTGTTTTGTATTCTTCTATATCAATACCAAACAAGCCTTTACTTTTAACTATGGTAGTTACAGATGCTCTATCCATATTTCTTTCCCAATCCATAAAATGTTCTACACATTCTAAAAGTAGTTTTTTATCTTTTTTATTTATCATTTTTTACTCTCCTAAGTTAGTTATCATTTAGTTATAAATAGATTATACTTGAGATTAAATCATTTATCAATAGTCAATTGACCTTTACTATCAATCATTTGACACCATGTTTTTTTAAATATAAAAAAATTATGAAATTTTGGATATAGATTCGGTATAAATTTTTTTAAAAAAAATATTTTTGCTTGAGTTTTGACCAAAAAAAAAGGTGGGCTATATATCTCAATTGATATATAACCCACTAATTGTTTAAAAAACTTTATTCCTCGGTAGCTCAGTTGGTAGAGCAGTTGACTGTTAATCAATATGCCCACCGCCAAAACCTTTACTATACTTAATCTTTTTAAAAAAAGTAAATCCAACAGTATAATCTTTATATTTGTGTTCATCTCAAAACATATAAACTATGTAAATTAAATGATAACACAATCTAAACTTATAAACTAATAATTTTACTAACCCACCTCTATCCCTATTAGTCAATTGACTAACAACAGACTTATAAATAAGTCAGACCTATTCTGTTATTTTCTTTTTCTTTTCTTAACTTTTTTAGCAGTCTTAGCTGCTCTTTTAAAATTTGCTGCTGTTGGAGAACCTTTAGATCCTACTTTTCTCATTCGTTCACCAGAACCAGCCTTGATTCTTTTTCGCTTAGCATGAATGTTAGCGTACAAACCTTTTCTCTTAGCCATATTATTTATCCTTTTCTTCTTCTAATAATTTTTTAAATGCAGCTATATCTGATAATCCTTTAGGTATAGAACCCTCTAACATTTTCATTTCTTTATCTGAAATACTACCTCCTATAGTACCTGTAATATTACCTTGCATTTTTTTTATTTGCTCAGCCAATTTTTTCTTTTCTTCTTCTGATATATTTAAAGATTTGAAATTACTATTCAAAAACTTAGATTTTGTTCCTGGCATCTTTTTCCTTTTGTTTGTTTATTATTTGTTTGTAATCATCTTTCCTCATGCAGTCATAGTGAGCTTTATCGCCACCATAAAAAGCTACAAAAGATTCTGTATTAACCATTTCGGCTTGGCAATATCTGCACTTGCCAATATTCATTAATATTATTTTAGGTTTTTTCCAAAGTTTTTTTACTGACATTTATCTCCAGGCTTTTCTGCTCCAGTAATTTGCGGACAAAGTTTTTTGACCTTTAGTTTTAATACCACCTGATCTTGCTAAATAACTTTTTCTAGCTTTAGGATTGTTCTTTCGGATCTTCATATTAGGATCACCAAAAGTTACTTTGTTTACTTTGCCTGTCTTTTTATTACGAACATAGACACCACTCTTTTTTGATTTACCTGGTGGTAATCTAAATGGTTTATTCAATGTAACTTTTTTACCCTGATACTCAGCCATTATGTACTAACCTTTGGTTCGTCATACTCCCTACAATCAAACCTAATATATATGCCATGTGTATTTACTTCTTCTCTGCCAATCTCAGACAACTTATCTATAGATTTTTGGTAGCCACTAGTCATGCAATCAAAAGTATCTTTGTAAGATTCTTCTATTTGATAAGGTGGTAAACAAGTATTGCCTACTGATGAACACATCAATAAAGTTAAAATCATTTTCATTTCTTTTTTAAATCTTCTTCTAATTGTTTAATTTTTTTATTAGACTCTTCTAAGTCTTGCTGTGAATGTTCTAGTTTTTGCAAACATCTTTTGTTTGCTGAGTCTTTAGATTTACCAGCGTCTTGAAGCTCTGCTACCTCTTGCTTTAAGATACGAACTTGCTCTTTGTATTCGTTAATCAGTTCTGAATTGTCTGACATTACTTTTTCTTAAAAGTAGAAACACCCTTAATACCTAGAACAGTTGAATATCCTCCAACAATTAATCCTTGCAACCAAAGCGGAAAATTATTTATCTGCTCAAAGAAAGTATCTAGCTTTGCAATAATTTGTTCATCTTCTGAGAAGACTCCCCAACCAGCAATCAACAGAGGAATTGAAATTAGAATTAAAACAAATTCATCTTTTAAATCGTTTTTCTGTGAAGCTATCGTTTCTTGCTTCCATTCAATCTCACCATTTGCCATCTTTTCTGCATGACGCATTTCAGCAACAGATTGTAATTCTTTTACTTTTCTTCTGTTTGCTGCAATAGACATTCCAGTTTTTAAAATACCTGGTACTAATTTAGCCGCTATTCCTAACCACATAGTAACCTCCTATAATTTTGCAGATCGCATTTTACCAGCTAACTTACCAGCTCTTGCTGGTGTTTGCTTAGCCCATAGTGAGTCAAGCATTTGAAAACTTGCTTCACCATAATCTTCACTATCCAAAGCTTTCCACATATTTTTAAATTTAGAAACTCCACCCTCACCGATTTGGTAAACCATGTTAATTATAACTTCTTTAGCAACATAATTAATTGGCTTGTTATCAATAAGTCTTTCAGCAGCTTCTAAAGTTCTTTGAAAATCTTTATCAAAAACTTCTTCACCCATTTCTTTTGGGTACTCAACACCATGCTCATAAGTATCTTCTGGTGTTACTTTGTGTCCATAAAATATTGTGTCAAATCCCTCAGAGCATTTATAAATTTTATTTACATAACCCTCACACAATTTAATTTCGTCTTTTACTTCTTCGTACATTTACACTTTCCACAAGTACATAATTCTTGATCGTCAAAATGTAGGTGCAAGTCATCTTTACAATGACACCCACACTTACAATCTTTACATACTTTTTTTTTTCGTTTATTTTTTGGTTTTGGTTTAGGAAATATTAGACCTTGCATCATGTCTGAAACATCATCTATATAACCAAATAATTTTAATAAAATTTTGTCTATCATTTTTTTTGTTCCTATTCTAAATTTGATATGCTTATAATTTTTCCATCTACAACTACTGCATTAACTTTTAAACATTGATAAGTTGCGTTGCTATTTCTAGTTGCGATTCTTTTTTTCGATAAACAAGTTGATAAGTTTGGCATTAATAAATGCTCTTTTAAAACTGGTGGATTACCCAACATCATTACTAATGCTATTACAATTTCCATTAGTGATTTCCATTTCTTAATTTATCTATATCTTTTCTAAGAACATCTACTTGCTCTTTTAAATGATCTATATTTACTTTGTTGTATCTACTAGCATCAATTTCTTTTTCTATAGATTCTATTTGTGATGCTAAGTGTTCTATCAACATAAACATTTCTAAATTCTTTGGTTCTTGCTCTGCTTTTTTGAGCAGATCAGCAGCAAAAAGGGTATCTGCTGTTTCTAACAAACTAATTCTACTAGTTAAATTTGCATAACCAAAAACTGCTCCAGAAACTACTATAATAATTCCAATTAAATTTGCTAAAGGAAGTTGTAGTTTTGATTCAGAGCTAACTTTTATTGTGTCATTATCTTTATTCATTTAATAACCTATCGGTGAAGCACAAAAAGCAAGTCCTATAAACATTAAAATTAAAATTCCTGTAAAATAATAATTCATAGTAAAGTTCCCTAATCATTAGCATGATCTACCATTAAAATTTTTATCCCTAATTTTTTTTGCTTGGCAGTAGGTGATCGCCAAATTTTTCTTCGGTAAGATTTAACATTCTTACGATAAGTATTTGTTTTAATGTCTAGCAACTGAATATTCCCATCAGGAGATACAGCTACTATGTCAAATGGACATTGTGGATTTACAGCAATAGCACAATGATAACCTTGTTTGGTTAAATTAACTACTTCCTGTAATTCAGAAATAGTTCCCTTAACATTTGTGCTTAACTTAGTAGGTTTGCCACCAGGCTTAATAGACTGCTTATACTTATTGTTAGAATTACCCATGCAATTTTTTTTATATTCTTAATTTCTAAATCCAGGTGAAAAAGATGATTGTTTGTTATGGTGTCTATTTTTTGATGTATTAAC